TCTTAACATTTCTTATGGTGCGTTTCTACAACAAAACATATCAAATATTAAAGTTTATTTAAATGGTGTTGCCTTAAGCGTGGATAACGAAGATAAATGGACAGTAAATCCTGAATACTCAGTTATTGGTAACAACGCAACTAATAGTACAGTTAGTGGATTTCAAGGTCAAATAACTCAATTTGCTCAATTTGGTCCAGTGCCAAATACTATTATATCTGCTTCACAAGCGCTAGCTATATACAATAGTGGTGAACCAGCTGATTTATCAAGTTATAATCCAACTATATGGTATGAATTTAAAGAAGGTCCAGGAAACTCTGGAAGTTTTAATTATTTAGTTAACTCCGGATCACTTACGAATGTTAATTCTATTATTACTAACCCTGGAAACTTTTCAACAATATTTCCTAGTTAAACAACAAACAACAAACAATAAAATCAAATAAAATCAAATCAAATGGCAAAAGCAAAAAAAATAACAAAAGACGAGCTATCTAAAGTTCAAGAATTACAAAACAGTCTTAATCAAACTATCCAAAACATTGGATTATTAGAAGCTCAAAAACATGGATTACTTCATGAGATAGCTGAACATAATAAAGAAATAGAAGAATTTAAAGCAAAATTAGAATCTAAATATGGATCTGTTAATATTAGTCTTGAAGACGGTACTTATACTAAGATAGAAGAAAATGTCGAAGGCGATAAGAAAGATTAGTATAGGCTCTGATTATAAAAATGATGCTATGCATTATTCAGTGGGCCAAGAAGTTTACGGAGGACATATTATTAAAACAATAATTTTTGAACAAGAAGATCAGTCATATAATATTTTTATAAGTAAAAATGATGAAGTATTACCTTGGAAAAAGTTTAATGGTAATATGGCTATATCTGTAGAATATGATTTAAAATACTAATGAATAGTATTTACGATTATATACTAGAACCTGTGGGTGAAAGATATGACAATGTAAAAAAAATAGATAACAAAGAGTTAATTTTAAATACTAAAATAGAAACTTTTAAATCTGTAAATAAAAAAGCTAAAGTTGTAAGTGTTCCAAAAGCTTACAACTTAGATATAAAAATAGGTGACATAGTTTATGTTCATCACAATGTTTTTAGAAGGTTTTACGACATGAAAGGCAGAGAAAAAAATAGTAGAGCTTATTTTAAAAATAACTTATATTTTTGCTCGGTTGATCAAATATATCTTTACGAAAGAAATAATATAAAAAAGTCTTTCTTAGACAGATGCTTTGTTAAACCTTTAGCTTCTGAAAAACTTGGAGATAAAACAATACCCAATAAAGGTGTTTTAAAATATGGAAACAAGTTATTAAAAGAATTAAACATAGTTGAAGAAGACTTAGTAGGTTTTCCTAATGCTAGAGAGTGGGAGTTTGTGGTGGATGAAGAATTATTATATTGTATGAAATCAAAAGACATATTAATTAAATATGGATATAAAGAAAACCAAAAAGAATATAATCCAAGCTGGGCAAAAGGCAGTTGAAGAACTTATTAAGGTAGCAAAAGAAAAGATTGTTGACTCAGACGATGATGTAAGCGCTGACAGATTAAAGAACGCTGCCGCAACTAAAAAACTAGCTATATTCGATGCTTTTGAAATACTTAACCGCATACAAGTAGAAGAAGATATGCTAAATGAAAAACCTAAAGAAGTTAAAGTAGAAAAAACTTTTAAAGGTTTTGCAGAAGGGAGAAGCAAGTGAGTTACGAGCAAACTCTTTGGAAAGAAATTAAGGACGTTGTAAATCCTAAGGTATTAGCTAAAAACAATAGATTTAAAAAATGGGATTATGGTTATAATTCTGATTATGATTTTATAGTAATAAGTAAAACTGGAAAAATTGGACAAATCATTGAAATACAAAATCTCAGGATTGCTTTACCAGCAACAGATGAATCGTTTAAACGAAGTAAAGAAAAAGCGGAACAGTACTGGGAAAAAGCAGAATATCCAAAAGAATTAAGTAGAATTAAAAGTAGATTTGACTGGGATGAATACCCAGCTGAATTTAAAGAAAAGTGGTACGATTATATTGATAATGAATTTACTAAACGAGAAGAAGGATTTTGCTTTTATAACAATGGTACTCCTACTTACATTACTGGCACTCATTACATGTACCTGCAATGGTCAAAAATTGACGTTGGAGCACCAGATTTTAGAGAGTCAAATAGACTGTTCTTTATATTTTGGGAAGCATGTAAAGCAGATACAAGATGTTACGGTATGTGCTATCTTAAAAACAGAAGATCTGGATTCTCCTTTATGTCAAGTGCAGAGCTTGTCAACCAAGCTACAATATCTTCCGATGCTAGGTTTGGAATACTTTCCAAGTCTGGAGCAGATGCCAAAAAAATGTTTACAGATAAAGTTGTACCCATATCAGTTAACTACCCGTTCTTTTTTAAACCCATTCAAGATGGTATGGACAGGCCGAAGACTGAATTGGCATATCGTGTTCCAGCATCAAAGCTTACTAGAAGAAAGCTTGAGTCTAATGAACAACTTAGAGAACTAGACGGACTTGATACAACTATTGACTGGAAAAACACAGGTGATAACTCTTATGATGGTGAAAAGCTAAAACTATTAGCTCATGATGAAAGTGGTAAATGGGAAAGACCTGATAATATATTAAACAACTGGAGAGTTACAAAAACTACATTAAGGCTAGGATCTAGAATTGTAGGTAAATGTATGATGGGCTCAACTTCAAACGCGCTAGATAAAGGTGGAAGCAATTTCAAAAAACTATATTACAATTCAAACGTTACAGAAAGAAATAGAAACGGACAAACATCTTCTGGCCTCTATTCTCTTTTCATCCCTATGGAGTGGAACTACGAAGGATTCATGGATACTCATGGATCACCTGTCTTCATTAGACAGAAGAGTGGAGTTAAAGGAGCAGATGGTTATAAAATTACAACAGGAGTTATTGAACATTGGCAAAACGAAGTTGAAGGATTAAAAAACGATCAAGACAGTTTAAACGAGTATTATAGACAATTTCCAAGAACTGAAGCTCACGCTTTTAGAGATGAAGCAAAAGATAGTTTATTTAATTTGACTAAAATATATCAACAAATAGATTTTAATGACGGCTTAAATAACGCAGCTTCTATAACAGTAGGCAACTTTCAATGGCAACAAGGTGTTAAAGATACTAAAGTAGAATTTATGCCTAACAAAAATGGTAGATTTTTAATATCATGGGTGCCACCAGTTAGTTTACAAAACACTATAATAAACAAAAATGGAACTAAATATCCAGGTAACGAGCATATTGGAGCTTTTGGCTGTGACTCTTACGATATTAGCGGTACTGTTGATGGCCGCGGCTCTAAAGGAGCATTACATGGATTAACTAAGTTTAGCATGGAAGACGCGCCACCTAATCATTTTTTTTTAGAATATATATCAAGACCACAAACAGCCGAGATATTTTTTGAAGATGTTTTAATGGCTTGTGTATTTTATGGTATGCCAATATTAGCTGAAAATAATAAACCTAGATTATTATATTACTTTAAGCGTAGAGGCTATAGAGGTTTTTCAATGAATCGTCCTGATAAAATTTGGAACAAACTTTCCACAACTGAAAAAGAAATAGGTGGAATACCTAATTCAAGTGAAGATATTAAGCAAGCACATGCTGCTGCTATAGAGTCTTATATAGAAAACTACGTAGGACTACTAGAAAATAAATATGGAGATATGTATTTTCAAAACACATTAAAAGATTGGAGTGGTTTTAATATAAATAATAGAACCAAGTTTGATGCTACTATTAGTTCTGGCTTAGCAATTATGGCTTGTAATAAAAATAGATATAAACCAAATCCCGATAAAAAATATCAACCTATAAAATTAGGAATAAGTAGATATAATAATTCAGGAACAATTTCAAAAATAATAGAATAGATATATGCAAATTTCATACAACACTAACAGTTCTTTTCCTAGTCAAGTAGTACCAGACGCCGAGAAAGCTACTCTGGAATATGGTCTTGCTGTAGGTAGAGCTATAGAGGGAGAGTGGTTTAGAAACTATAGAGGTGGAGCTGGTGGTAGTGGTTACGCAATTAATTATAATAATTACCACAATTTAAGACTTTATGCAAGAGGAGAACAACCTGTACAAAAATACAAAGATGAATTAGCTATTAATGGAGATTTATCATATTTAAATATAGACTGGAAACCAGTACCTGTTATTTCTAAATTTGTAGATATAGTTGTAAATGGTATGTCAGAAAAATCATATGAACTAAAAGCTTTTGCAGTTGATCCTTTTTCTATACAACAAAGAACTCAGTATGCTAGAGATTTAATGAGAGATGTTCAAGAAAGAGAATTAGCAGAGCAGATAAATCAAACTTTAGGTATAACTATAACAAGCCCTCAGTTTAGAGAATTAGGTTTAGAATCAGACGAAGAAGTTAAATTGCATTTGCAATTAGATTATAAACAATCTGTTGAAATAGCTGAAGAAGAATTATTAGAAGATGTTTTAAATAGAAATAAATATGAACTAACTAGACGTAGGCTAGCTCAAGATTTAACTATTTTAGGTGTTGGAGCAGTAAAAACAAACTGGAGTAAAGAGAAAGGC